CATACACCGACAAGAAAACCCTCGACGCTGAGAAACGTATAGCGGAACTGTACGACGGCCCCTACTATGAAGAACCAATCCGCATGACGCTGACATTCCACCCCGACTGGACTGATGTCACCATCGAACCCGCCGACGAAGCACCGTCGCCCCTCACCGCCGACACCACCAACCTGTGTAAACTAGTCGAGGACGCCCTCAACGGTGTCGCCTACCCCGACGACCGGCTGGTGCAGATGATCGTAGCGAGAAAGATCCCACGGTGAGTTTCTCCGACCTGTCCTGGGAACAACGATACGGATCAATGGGTGACGAAGCCGAAGGAGCATTCGAGGAACGCACCGACGGATGGGCACGATACGGATTCAACCGCCCGCCCTACTCGATAGAAACGCTGCCGCTGTTCCTTCGGTACACCCCCGACTACGTCACCGTCAACACACTCATCGAAGTCATGGGTTGCGGCGCCAAAGGTCTTAAACTCAAACAGGAGAAGCTGTCGGCGTTGACCATGTGGGACGGGCAAATGCCCGTCTGGTTGTGGATCTGGTCGACGCCGAAACAGGAACACGCAATGGTGCCACTCAAAACGATTACAAAGCTCATTGACAAGGGAGAAGCGACCTTCGGGTCGTTCCGAGAGGGTAAAGCATTTTACGGCTTCAAGCCGTCCCTCTTCCCTTGGAGCAATGGCAGTGACGGGTGACGGACGCCGCAAAGAAGCCCTCTACGACCCCCTACTGTCTGCCGGCCGCTACCAGCAGCCGGCGTTCGGGCGAACATTCTCGCCCATCGAAGCACTCGTTGCCTGCTCCCCACTCCATGAGCCTGAAGAATCCATCCTCGAACAGCTCGCCCTACGGGAGTCCCTAGCGGACGCCCTCGACACCCTGGAGGAAGATGACCGCTGGCTTTTCGACATGCTTATTGTCGTTAGGTTGTCTCTGCGTTTTGTTGGCCGCGTTATTGGAATGCCTAAAACGACTGTGGCAAGACGACGCGACAAAATCCTCGCAAACCTTCGAGACATCCTCGCCAACGATCCCGTCGTCAAAAAACGATTCGACGAGAGTTAGCCCGAGGTAGGAGGGGCCGCCTCAACGCAGCAGGTGATGAACTCCATCCACTTCTGCAACCAGACCAGCACATCCTTCTGAGCCAGCCAGTTGCCATGCTCGGCCTCTTCCCACGCGCACATCAGGGCGATGAGGTCGTCGGCGCTGAACACCGTCAAAACCCCCAGTTGCTCGCCGTTCCATTTGGCATGCGTGCCGTCCTGAACGTCGAAAATGCCGCTTGTGCGTTCCAGCTCTGTGGCGATCCCCGCCTGGAGATCCTCCCTGACTGGACTCGCGAACCACGAAGACCACGCCGACTCAAAGTCGAACGCAGTCTCCTCGCTCACGACGCCATGCGCTCCTTAGCCAGAGTCTTCACGGCCGACAGTAATGCGGCAGCGGCAGCTATCAGGGCCGTTCGGATGGTGGAGCTTTGACCGATGACGATGACGGCTGCGAAAGCCTGTACAGCGGTCCACGCTGCCCTCTCGCCCCAGGATCCCCACGAAAACTTTGATGATGTAGTCACTTGGTCTTCTTTCCGCGGCCGGCCTTTGAATAGGCGATGGCCGCTGCTTGATCTTTCGGGTAGCCCTCGCCGATCAGCTTGCCGATGTTGTGCGACACCGTCGCACGGGTAGATCCGCGTTTGAGCGGCATGCTAGTAGCGGGGCTTCGGGCGCTTCCTGCCCTTTGCGACCATTGTCAGTCCCGCAGGGCCTTGCGTGCCCCCGACCTGGACTGGCCGGCAGGGGGTCGAAAGATCGACCCGCTTGTGGACTCGGTGACCAGCACCGCCGCGGCCTTCACAGCCTTCGGAGTCATACCGTCATGGAACAACATGGTGTCCTACTTTCCGAACGGTCGGCCGCCATGCGCGGCGTTGCCGAGATTGGTCTCACGCAGGTACGCAGCGGCCTTCTTCGCCTTCTGCGACATGTCCCACATGTTGAACGAAGACGTTGAGTTGTACGGCTGGTCGTTCTGACTGCCGAACGTATCCTCGAATGTGCCGTAACCTTCACCTTTGGGCATTGAAAGTACCTCCTACAAGAGGAACAAAGCGTCCCACGTCGAACCGTCAATGACGCCGTTCGGTCGCAGAAACCCTAAAGATTGCTGAAAACTTTTCACTGCACCCTTCGTCTTCGGCCCGAACACCCCGTCGATGCCGCCAGGGTCATGCCCGCGGTCCTTCAGCCGGCTTTGCGCCAACTGCACCAACTGGCCCCTCGACCGGCGACGCCTCGACAGCGGGGTGTCGTCCAACCCGTTGCCCAGATCCCGCAGGTACCGTGCAATGCCCTCGAAATCGATGCTTGACGGGTTGCCCTCATAGACGACACACCCGTTTTTCAACCATGCGTACAGCTCCGACCCTGGGCAGCTCGTCGCAGCCAGATCCTGATGCCCTTTCAACCACAGTCTCCCCCCGTAGCGGGCCTGAACGTCTTCGATAACCTCAGCGATACTTACAAGGGCGACCTCAGGGAGCTTCGTGCCCCCGTAGCCTGTGTAACAGATGCTCTCTGTTTTGTGGTTGTAATGCTTGGTGGCGCCCGAAACGATCCCTGGGCCGCGCCCCTCGTAAATCACTCCGCGTTCGTCAACGAGCCAGTTGTAGGCAATCGCATTCCAACCCCGAGTGTCCATGTGGTACCGCTCGTAGGCTCGAACCGCGACCACGCCTTCAGGTGGGTTCGCGACGCCAGAGTGATGAACGACTATTCCCACGATACGGGAAGGCCGCAGCCGCTTGAATGGTCGCTTCGGCGGTCTCGCATGCCATTCGTCGCGTGAGATGAAGTCCATCAACCTAACCCGCTTCCGTCCCAGCGAGTCTAGACGTTGCGGACCTCAATATCGATCATGCGTTTCATGTCGTCCGACAGCTCACGCTGCATGCGGATCAACTGGTTGCGTTGCTCCTCAGGCGTGTTCGCCCGCAGGCCGCCACCGAACATGGTCGACATGAACGTCGTCAGCCACCGCTTCTCATACTTCTCCTCGCCAGGGATGAGGCGACGCAGCCGACCCATGAACGGCATCATCTGATCCAAGACGTACAGGTCTGAATCGGTCATCTTCCATTCGCCCTTGCGGTTCTTCTCCGCCTTCCCCAACCCGCCAAGGATCGGCATCAAACCTGGGATGTTCGCATACGACGGTGGCACATTCTGGAAGCGACCCTTCAACGGAAGGTCAGCGAAGAACTGCTTGCCGGCCCACAGCTCGATAGGCAACTTCGCATACGGGAATGCTGCTTCGGCGAATGCCCTGGTTGCCATGTCCAACGGCTTGAGACCAGTGATCGGTCGGTCATCGGACTTCATCCAACGGTTCAGATCCTTGAACGGCATGTCAGGCAGGACGTAGAGCTGTGACCCGTCCATCCTCCACGGCAAACGGATACCCAGGTTCTCCATGAAGTAGTCGGGCACGACCCCTTCGGCTTCGCTGGCGTATTCCAGTTCGCCCTTGATCTGCCGCAACCTCGACCATGCAGCAGGCCGATTCCCAATCGATTCGATCAGCACCGGCAGAATATTCTTCTGCCACTTCCAGAAAGGAATCACCATCTTGATCTTGGCTTCAGTTGGTGTCAGCTCGCTGTAGTCGAAGTGGAACTTCCTGATCGCCTTCCACGCCTCATCAATGGTGCCGCCGTGTTCCATGATGTGACGCCCTGCCGTCATACGCACCATGAACTCGGCTTCTGTGTTCGCTGCCCGCACCGCCCTGAACGGCCAGAAGTGCGCCCGCAACGGATTCCACGTCCCTGTGGCCGCCAAACCGGCCTTCTCCGCCACCTCGATAGCAGCCTGACCTCCGCCAGCAATCCCCGCCCGCTCTATCTCATTGAAGATCCGCCAATCCCGATCAGTGGCATTACGAAACACGCCGCGCACCCCAGCGAGCTTGATCGGCTGACCTGTCTCAACCGTCTTCCATGCCAGATAGGCGCTGCCAGATCCGAGGTGGCCGGCCACCGGCCGGTCCACCACGATGTTGCGGGCCTTCGCCGTGTCCTCAAGATACCGCAGGTACTTCTGGTCCTTCGCAGCGTCAATGGACGACTTCATCGCCATGCGTCGCATCGCTGAAGTCTTCATGTGCTGACCCATCTCAACACCCAGGATCTGAGAGTTGATCCACGTCGCACCCATGATGTTACGAATCACGAACCCAGGAGTAGCCACAGCCTGCGCCTTCCAATAGTTCAACAACGACCGGTACCCCTTCGACCAGTCAGCCATCGCACTGGCACTGTTGAGTTTCGCAGCAGCCAGTGTCGCCGAAGCGAACAGGTCAGCGGACTCCTTCATGTTGACCGCCGAATAGCCCTTCAACCATGGCCCCGTCAACTGGTTCGACAGGGCCTCGTTGTACGCATGCTGGAAGCCCTGCATGGTGCGTTCCTGGTTGAGGGCGCGCAACGCATCTTCCTGGCTGTCGGCTGCGGAGATGCGCCGGCCAAGCTCTGTTGACCGTCGGGCACGGTTCATTTCCAGTTCGAGTTCCATGGCCTGCTCTTTGGCGGACTGTAGGTACTTCTGCTGGTTGAACAAATCGTCAGGAGTGAGCACTTCTTTCTGGGCGATCAGACGGGCCTCTTCCAGCCCACGCTCCAGGTCTGGTGCAATGGCCTGCCACTTCTCCGCTGCCGCCTTGGCCTCCTCCAACGCTTCGCCGTACAAGCGGGCGTGACCCAGGGTGCCCGCCTCGGCCGTAGCGACCTTCTCAGCGATGTACGCAAGATCAGGCAGATCCCCCGCAGCAATCTGGGCGCTGACCGCCCGCAGAAAATCAGCATCGGACGCATGCAGATACACCGTCGACCCTGTCAGAGCATGCCGCTGATGACGACTTCCTGAAGGCTGTGGCAACGCCTTCATCTCGGGAAGAATCGAAGATGGAATCGTCCCAGTCTCCAACGTCTTGACGAGCTGCTGTCCCGCCCTGACAGTCCTGTCGTTCAACGCAGCCCGACCCATCAAACCATTCATCTGAGCCAACGCAGACTCCATGACCGTGATGTTGCGGTTCACGGCCTGCAACTCTGCGTAACCCCTGGTGCCGGCCTGCTTCGCCGCAGCATCCACGCCGGCCACCAACTGCCGCAGACGCCCCACCTCGGCGCCGATCTCGTCAACAAACCCGCCGTACTGCTCCATGACCCGCGCCCAACCTTCGGTCGGCAACGGCGTCAGCGAATCGAGACTCTTGATTGCTGCCTGGAGTTCCTTCGGCAACCATGTTGCCTTCCCCGAGGTGAGACCCTCGACAGAACGCATGGCAGCGTTGATGCGGCGCCCCAGTTCGGGCGCCAAATCGGCCGGCAACCCGACCGTCGTTCCCCCCACACCTCCGAA